ACGTTGCTGGCGATCTTGACCGTGGCGTGCTTGCTCGTGAAGTAGTTGTCGGTGCCATAGGCGACGGTGTTCGTGGCCGTACCGCCGAACAGTGCCTTGATTGCTGAGCTGAACGAGACGTACTCGGCAGGCTTCACGTCGATGTCGAGAGACTCAACGGTGCCCATGCCGTGACGGCGGTCAGTGATGGGGTCTTTGCGGGCGAAGGTGAGGGTTGGTGGGGTGTTGGTCTGTGCGACGTCGAACGTGTGGTCTTTGATGGTACCAGAGACGTCAGCGTTGGCAGCAACGGCTTTGGTACCGAGAAGGGCATACAGGAGGTAGCCGATTGTCGTGTCACCGACGAGGCCTTCGAGCGAGCCTTCTGACCACTTCTGCACGATGGCGCTGTCAAGCGTGTCTTCAACACGGCCGACCGCGGACTTGTTCTCCGCGACCTCAGTCATGCGCTCAAGAGAGAGCTTCATCTGCTTGGTCCAGTCGGTCGGTGCGACTGTTGTGCCTGGTACGCTTTCGATGCCGATGCCGATTGACGCGCGACGCGCTACGTGCTGATTACCCATCTATTTATTCGTCCTGTTTCCCCTTTAGTTTGTCGGCCTGCTTCTGTGCGAGTTCGGCCGCTTCGATAGCGTCGTCAGCCTCGACCTCGACGTTGTGTTCGAGGACAAAGTACTTGCGCTTAGGGGTGATTACCTTTGCGGCGCGTGTTCTCTTGGACTGCTCTTCGATATCACTCATGCTTTGATAATAAGGCAGGATTACAATTCTTTCAAATATTCCACGGTCACATTTACGTCGCAGTACAACATTGCACCGCCTTTCCCGTCGGCTTCGTAGAAGTCGCCTCGGGTGCAGTTCATGATCGTGTTGGTCAGTGAGTTGTCGGTGGCCTTCAGAAGCCCCGTGTAGTCGCCTGCATCGAGCGTGTCCATGATGAGGTCGGTCAGGTCGTAGATCAGATCGACTGCTGCAAGTTCTGTCTCGGGTGTGTCTTCGAGCAGCGCATAGGTACGCAGGATGAAGCCCACCGTGCGGCGCTGCTCACCGACCGCCCACTTCTCAGTGTCAACGGGGCCAGGAATGACGCGCAGGCTTGGGTAGCCAGAGAACTCGCCAGTGCCGCTCTTGAGCACCTGGACGAAGGCAGTCTCACCACCGAGCTGCACGTTGCCCATGATCGTCGCCAGGGCGTTGCGGATGTCTTTAGACTTTCCCATCGTTCAACTCCGCGATCATCTGGCGTAGGCCTTGCTCAATGTCGTGCTCGACACCAGCACGCTCAGCTCGGAACGTGCGGTCGACGAAGCGGTTCGCTTTCGTGCCCTTTTTGGCGATGGAGTGCTGGACTGCGTAGGGGTTAATGCCTTTGAGCTCTGCCCAGCGGCGTAGGTCGCTGCCAGGAGCCACGCTGACCCAGTGCGGGCGCGTGCCGTTCTCAACCGCGTCGGCGTAGCTGATGACCGGCTCGACGGTTGCTTCAAGGCGTGAGGGGTGCAGGACGTAGCGGATGGAGCCGCGAAGGCCTGAGCCTCCGTGGACGCCGACAGGAGCCTCCTGGCGCTCTCGGCGCTGGAAGGTGACCGCACCGGCCTCGATGAGCCGGCGGATGCGTGCCTGCACGGCTGATGGTGCTCGCAGGATGAGCTTGCGCAGCTGCTCGTCGTTGAAGTGCAGGACGACAGTCGCAGCCATTACGCGACCTCCTGCTGACACAGGGCGTGTATGTGGGCGCTGTAGGCCGTCTCGTACTTGCGCACGGCACTGACGGTGTACGTCTCGCCGTCACGCTTCAGCTGGTCGCCGGTCTTCACGTCCGTGCCAGTCGGGAAGAAGGCGTCGTATGCACGGCCGATGTTCCATCCCTGCTCGATAGCGGTGCGGGTTGCCATCGGCAGCAACAGACACGAGACGTCAGACTCGTGCAGGCTCACAGCCTTGCGGCCGTTGGTGCCGACCGCAGCGTTGCGCCAGACGTCGCAGAGGTGCTCGAACAGCATGAGTTACACCCTCCGCAGGCGGTAGGAGTCGATGATCGACCACATGGCGTCTGCTGTGTTCTTCGACCGGTCCGCCACGTTCGAGCCGCGGACGCTGCCGGCGTACTGCAGCCGGTACGAGCCGACTGAGCTGGCGACGATCTCCTGCTGGTTGTTGGTCGCCCAGTTGTAGAACTGCGCAGCCAGGCTCAGCGCAGCGAGCTTCAGGTCCTGGGGGATCTTGTCGGCCGCGACGCCGTGGGTGTAGACGATTTCGAGGTAGTTGGCGATCGAGCGGCTCACGTAAGCACCGCCTGTGAACTCGATGCGGCCGTTCTCGGTCACGTAGTAATCGGATGCGTTGACAGTGTTCTGCGTCTCGTTGGGGTAGCCAGTCTTGATCGAGGTGATCGTCTTCACGTCCATGTGGCTGAGCCAGACAGACCGGCCGGAGTGCGCTCGCTCTGTGACTTCTTCTTCCTCGCCCCACGAGCGGCCGGTGGCCTGCTCGATGTAGGTATTCACGGCATCACATACCTGAGTGGCAATTCCGCCCTTGAGGGCTGTGCCGCCTTTGAAGGTCTTTAGATCGTCCGGCGTTATGACTTTACTCATGTACTGTCATAAGCATAAAACAAAGGACCTGCTATTGCTAGCAGGTCCTTTGCGGTAAGGGGCTGAGAACTATTTATCGCCCTCGGCACTACCAGCGTCAGCGGCTTCGCCTTCGGCAGCTTTGTCAGCTGCGATGCGAGCCTTATCTTCAGCGGTCAGCTCGTACTTCTTGTGCGCCTTTCCGCTGGAGCCTTCCTGTGCCTCGTAGTGAGTGTCGATGTAGTCGAAGATCGAGTACTTCTTCTTCTTGTCGATTTTCTCGTCGCTCAGCTCCATGATATCTCCCTTGCAGAACGCCCGGTTCAACTCGTTGACCGTGACGTCGTTGGTGAAGATGTATAGTCCCTTGCTCATGTCCTAACTCCGTTCTATCTGGTTACTTTACTTAATGTTCATCTTTGACCAGCTGAGGTCCATGAATGGACGGCCAGCAACACGCTCGATGACGCGCAGGCTCATTTTGTCCTTGCTGAAGTCGTCAGCGTCAGTGCCCCACTCAACGCGGTAGCCACCACGATTACCGATGATGTAGTTCTTCGGTACGCAGTACCAAAGCTCGGTTTCATTGGTGCCGGCGCCGAGGTTGGTTGGGATTTCGTCCGCCACAACCATTGGACGACCGAAGAGCGTGCCCGGAGTCTGGCCGGTGAGGTCAGGCAAGTAGATCGGGCGGTTATTGCTGTCCTTGATGTTCCAGACAAGCTGCAAGCCCTTGCTCGACGTGATGAACGTGCCGAGCATGCGATAGGCGGTCGGCAGGCCGTTGACAAAGAGGTTGGTCAGGTCGGTGAACGCAAGTGCGCCAGCTGCACCAGCCTGTGACAAGCTGTTGTTAGGAGTGATGTCGCTTGAGCGGAAGCCGAAAGGCTTGCCTGAGCCGTCACAACCAACGAAGGCAACGCTCTCAGCGATGGCAAGAGCCAGGCCGAAGCGGTCCTCGACGAAGGAGCCGATGTCAGGATACGTTGCGACGTCCATCAACGCTTCGCTGGTGAACTTATCTAGGCCAGCGAGCTTGTATGGGATCAGCTGCTTCTTGTTGAAGGTCGAGCCAGACTCAGTGATCGCAGCGCCTTCAGCCGTCCATGCGGTGGTAGGAAGCGCAGTCTCAAACGGCATGTCGAGTGCAGGCGGTATGTCAGACATAACCGTCGCAATAGTTCGCATCGGTGCGTAGTACTGCTGGCGCTTCATGATGCTCTGCGCGAGCGAGACAGGAACAAGCGCACCACCCTGGCTTGATGTGCCGACGGTCTGTGCTTTTTGCTTGAGTTCTTTCTCGTTGCGCCATTCGATGCCCTTGGCTTCGTACTGTTTGACAACGCGCTCGTTCACCTTGCGGACTTCAGCTACGTCGATGCTGGCAAGTGCCTTCCAGAAGTCAGCGTGAAGCTTTTTCTCTTCGTCGATTTCGCGGGTCTGAATGTCGGTTGCGGTGAGCTGATCTTTCGCTGCCTTCTCTTTAGCGCGGGTTTCAGCTTCTGCAGCTTTCTGTGCTACATATTCTTTTACGGTCATATCACCCCCCTTCGAGTGAAATGTTGCGTTGATATAGAGTGCGGGCTATTCGTCGCCGGCAGCGTCCTCGTCGGGCTCTGCAAAGGCAGCGTCGATTGCCGCTTGAGCTTCTGGAGTCAGTTCGGCGTTTTCGTCGAACTCATCACCACCCGCACCGTCCTGGTCGCCATCGCCGGACTTAGCTGGGGGCTGCTCGCCTTCGCCTTCCTTACCTT